ATCCTTACAGCCCCATTTATCGCCATCATAGGTTTTATCTATCGGGAATATCTTAATCAGATTTTTCAGCTTGATACGACCTATAATACCAAACAGAACATCTATCATATTAAATCCTGCTTCTTTTATTGCAAATGGTGTATTGTAGCTTGAATCTAATCTATGATTTTCTCTCTCAATATCTGCAACGCATTTGATATACTTCACACCGCATAAAGCAACTTTCATCAATTCATCTTGCGACCAATCATCTAAACTCTTGTGCTTTTGAAACATACTACTAACTGTACTGTGATACTGTCTGCTCCATATATCATGTAACATGATTACTCTTGTAAGTCTTTTTAATTCGGCTGTGTCTTTGTTTCCTGTTGTTACTGTAAAATTATCCATATATTATATATTCTCCTTCTGATACTTAACTGGCTTTCTTTTTCAAATCGAACAACTGTAATATTTCATTTCCTCTTTTGCATAGAACATCATATGTAGAATTATCTTCATCTGTACATACTGCTAACAGCATACATATGTAATTCAAATCATAATCCAGCTCTTTATTCCTATTACATGCATCTTTCAACATCTCAACTCCATTGATTAGTTGGTCATATAATTGTTGTTCTGTATCGCCCATCTCTTTATATGCATTAGCATTATATTCTCCACACAAATAATGAAATATCGCTGTATCATCTGCATATTTCAATCCTGCAATGTAAAGCATATAATGTAATACTTCATGTCTGATTGTGCGCTGAGTCTCTTCTTCATTTCTCATACAGCAAAAGACATTTATAACATTTTGCTTTTCGGCTATATAAAGGTTTCCCATCGTGCTATAGTTGGTTTTTCCATTGTCATAACAATGTTCAGTGTGAAAAATAATTGGTAGTATATCAGTCTGAATCATTCCAAAAAACAGATATTTTTCTTTCATTTCCTGTGCAAACTGTTTTGCATAATCTAAATACTGTTTATAATTTTCTCCAAATTCAGCGTACCAATCCTTATATGTTTCCAATTCCTTTTTTAACGAAAACATTTGAGTCATAAGTTGCTTGCGATTTTTTATTGTACAAATACCTTCACATTCCACCGCATTATTTCCAAACACATAACTACGCATACAGTCTGTAGCATAATCATAAAATGAAATATCTACCTTTATATTTCTTGCACTATAAGGACAGTTTTCATTATAATTCTCACATTCACTACACAATGAATATGTAATATCTTCACCAGTTTTTCTACATATATCAACATAAGTATCTGTCTCTAACTGATAATATTTCATATCATCGTCCTGTAGTGGCTCTATTATCAGTTTTATCATATCAATACACTCTTGCTTTAATGACATAAACTACTCCTTCTAATCTTTAATAACACCCTCCATCCAAATAGACGGAAGATAATTTTACGCAATCTTCTTATTTCTTGCACCATAAACCAATGCATCCGCTTTTCCTTCCACACAATCAGCAGTTACAACAACTTTCTTTGCTATTGACATATCGGGAATTTCAAACATTATCTTCTGTATAGAACCCTCGATTATAGAGCGTAATCCTCTCGCACCTGTTTTCTTTTTAATAGCCAACTCTGCAATCTTTCTCAATGCTTCGTCCTCAAATTCCAGCTTAACACCATCCATAAATAATAACTCATGGTACTGCTTTGTGATAGCATTTTTAGGCTCTGTGAGAATGTGTACCAAATCATCCTCTGATAACGGATTGAGTGCAGTTATAATAGGAAGTCTGCCTATAAGTTCTGGCATAAGACCATATTTCACAAGATCATGCTGCTCAACCTTTGATAAGTCGGTAACGGATTCTTTCTTATCGGAAACATTTGCACCAAATCCAATAGAATTATGTGTCTCTTCCTTGCCGATAATCTTATCAATACCATCAAATGCACCACCACAAATAAATAGAATGTTAGATGTATCAATCTTAACCGTCTCTCCCTGTGGATGTTTCCTACTTCCTGTCACTGGCACTTCTGATACTGTACCCTCAATGATTTTAAGCAATGCCTGTTGTACTCCCTCACCAGATACATCACGAGTGATTGACATATTTTCGCCTTTACGAGAAATCTTATCTATCTCATCAATATAGATAATTCCTCGCTGTGCTGCCTGAATGTCATAGTCTGCATTCTGTAAAAGTGTACGCAACATGGTTTCGCAATCGTCACCAACATAACCAGCTTCAGTAAGTGTTGTTGCATCTGCAATAGCAAATGGTACGCCTATAAATTTCGCAAGTGTTTGGGCAAGATATGTCTTACCACTCCCGATTGAACCAATCATTAAAATGTTGGATTTCTGTATTTCAACATCTGATTTTTTATTTTGCTTCAATCTCTTATAGTGATTATAGACTGCAACTGCAAGTGTTCTCTTTGCTTCATCCTGTCCAATCACATACTGATCCAAATGTGCTTTTATCTGTGAAGGTGTAGCCAACTGCATATTATTTGTGATATTTTCCTCTTCCTCATCATTGAGTAAGTCACTTGCAATGCTGATACAGCTATCACAGATATATCCATATTTACCTCTAATCAGCTTGTCTACTTCATCTTTTTTGCTTCCACACATACAACAAAATTCGTTATTTTTCGCCATTATAAATTCTCCTTTATTTATGAAAATTGTACTTATCAATTATCCCTACTTATGCTTATGTTTTCTCTTATGGTATCTATCCCAATGATTCCAATAATCACATTTTTCTTCTGCATTTTCCTTATCCTTAGTTTCAAATATTACTCTTCTACGAATTGATACAATATTCTGATCTGAAATTTTAACCTCAACTCTATGATTGTTTCCTTTATCAGATACTACTATTGCAGGTTCAACAACCCACATATGGGTGTTATGATGTTTCTTTTTGATTCTGTTCAAAAAATATACATCTTGTCCTTCCTTAAATACCATTATTAAAATCTCCTTTATCAATATTCATGCATATCTGCATACTCTTGTTGCTTTTTCTGTTCAATTTCAGACTCCATATCCTTATACAATTCGTACTTGTTACTCGGAGGAACATCTGAATTATCAATCTGTTCCAATAATTTATAAAATTTTTCATATGCTTTTTCTATTGTCATCGTAATATCTGTTTTCCTTTACTCACACACAATTACTTCCACAGGTGTACACTCTTCCATAAGTTCATCCCATGTAATTTGCCTATATTCTTCTTTATCATAATTAGCACCATCTAAATAGACAAAAATACAGCAGTTTTTAACACTTTCATCAATAATTTTCCCATCAATCGGAGTGCATAGTTTATATGCTTTTTCCCATTTCATAGAACTTATTACTTCAAAGCTATGTGTTGTAATCCATATACCAAAAGGAACATCCAATAATCCGTTGTAATCTTTATCTGTATTGGAAAACGTTTCACCTACTCTGTAATATTTTTTCTCTGTAATTGCTTTACTCATATATATAATTCTCCTTCTTCTATCTGATTTTATTTGCAGACGTTCGCAAGAACGGATGCAAGGGCATGAGCTTCGTAAGAAGCGATTGACCAACTGTCTGTGACATAATATATTAGTGGGAACATCCCACACCCTGTTAGTCAGCCAGATAGTCTTGCCACCTACGGTGTCAATCCTTATCTGTCAGCCTTTTTCGTTGGTGTGTCCTGTCAGTTGCTTACGCAACATGCCAGTCCAACCATCCGAAAATAATTTCATTTTATTACCTATTTCCTTTTAACGATTACACCCCTCAAGCCCTTGATTTTACTGGATTCTTTTTCAATTTTAGGAAGGTCAATTTCCTAACTTGCTTTCTCATTTTCAAAAAATGACACCTTATCTTCGTAATATAGGGTTATGTTTATTGTTACGATTTTAAAGTGTCATTTTTTTCACTTTGTAAAATCAAATATGCTATCTAACTCATTATTGCTTTCAAGAAAATCTTCTGTCGAAAATACCATATCCTTATGACCTATCTGTATAAGTTCATTTTTTAATATGCTTTGTGCTCCTAAATAAGTTTCTTCATCTATATGCTCTGGCATAAATGGCTTTCTTGGTCTTGGAATTATTTTTCCATTCTCAACCCATGTTCTTGATGCTATTTCATCTTTCCACTGTTGATAATCTGTCTGCCATTTCTGAAATGTGTTTTTAGCATTTTCATCTACTACTTCACATATTTTTTCATTCAGCAATTCTTTTTGTAATTTTGCTTCAAGTTCTGGGTATGCTTCACGAACTCCTTCAGGAGTATAGATAATTTTGATTTGCTTGTAACAGTGATCCCAACCATAATATTCATACAGTAAATCGTTTACTTTTTGATAATATTCTTGCTGTTGGAATTTCAAAAAGACCTGTACCATCTTTTCATATTTCATAATATTATGAAGTACATAATGCTCAACTTCCAATATTTGTTTTTTCTGATTGTCCGTAGCTTCAAAATATTCATCACAACGCTTTTGTGGATTCCACTTTACAATCATTGTCTGAATCTCATATGTAATGAGTTTTCTGTTCCTTAAACTGTTCAATGCAGAAAATAAAATTTCTTCCAATTTCTTATTACATCTTTGATAAAAATGTTTTACTTCCCACGAAGTAACCTTGTAATCCAAATTGGTTAATTCCTTCTCAGACTTCTTTCCGTATTGTTCATTTACAATCCCCAACATTTCCCACCAATTACGTTTTGTAAATGTCTTTGTAAAACCTTGCTGTTTTGATAGGTATTGCAGCAGAATTACTTCTATATATTTGACATAGATTGAATTATTTCCTAATTTTCTTTTATCCTCTTTGGTTAAAGGTGTATCATAAACATCCGTTATAATAAATTTCTGTCCTGACTTCTCCCAGTCAAAATATCTTTTCCAATCTTCTAACTGTAATTTTCTAGCTTTTCCACCCTTTTCTGGTTGTTCTAACACTTCACACATTACCTTATAATTTTTAACAGTCATTCCAATTACAAGTTTTGATGTATCAATTCCATTAATAATAAGCTGTGGTGCAGATGGTTTATCTTCTAATCCTTTTTTGAAGTCTGTTTTTAATTCTTCTATTGAAGTAATCCAAACATTTTTTAATTGCTCATTATCTTTGTATTGGCTCTGTCTATTCAAAATATCTGCAATATTGATTGCAAGTATCTTGTCAAGCAATGGATCTAAATCACAAGTATATTTTTTCAATATATCCTCGTCTAAATCCATATCTTTATATTTTCCAGCATTTAAGATAATATCTCTCGCATATGATATTGCTCTATCTGAATCTGATTTCACTTCTTCCTGCGTTGGTAATTTTGTTATTTTTTCTGCTTCATCTGGTATAACAGATATGTACTCTCTACCATTTGAAACATAAAAGAATCTTTCCAATACCTTTGCTGTCTGATTTTTATTGCATGGATTCAGATAATCCATATAGTCTGTTCTTTCTTCTGTAATAATAATTCATTCCTCCAATTCTAATTTAATGTAGGCATAATGCCATTTCTGACACTATGCCTGTTATTCCGTCCAATATAAACAACCATTATCTTCAATGGTATTGTGATTCCGTTCAAATATGTAATCAACATCTTCACTGATATATGATATATGGAGAACTAAATTCCGTTCTCCTTGAAGAAGTCTTTCGACCAATGCTACTTATGCAGCTTGATAAATGAGAACATGTAACTCCGTTCTGAATTGTAACTGTTCGCTTCAACAGTCGGTTGCATCATCTCATAGCAACAAATATTTCTGTTACTTATACATTCTCCACTCGGAGAATGATTTTACATCGGATAATGTAAACCAGCATATGCAACTAATTCTGCAAACGACATTCCGTGTTCATCTGTCTGTACTACATTATCTGAATTTACGACAATATACTTATTGATGTTATACTGGTCTTTAATTTGCTTGATATGATACCCTTCATCCTTCAATGCTCTCTTTACCATCTTGTATGTAAGAATTGGCTGTACATGAAGTGCCTGTTTTTTGCCATTAGTTCCAATTCCCACCTCAAAAGACACAATATCTTCTTCTGATAAATTCCTTTTTCTATCAGTTTCAATATTGCTGTAATGCACAAAATAGTCTTTATTATCCGAACCTCTTATAAATCCCCATCCCTTTTGATTATCAAAGAGTAAAACGCTTCCATTCATATTCTGTATTCCTCCGTATTCTAAAAATTCTCCTTAATTGGATTGATAGCACATTTTTCTGTAAATCCATCAATCAGCTTGTCAAAGCAATCAGGACAAATATCTAAATCAAGCATACTTCCGTCATGTTTACTGCCATAACCGATACGATCATGGATGCTAATAAGCATCTGATTTTCAAATACCTGCTCTACTGTCTTTCCACATACGTTACATCTTGTTAATCCTTTTGCCATTGGTAATACTTCCTTTCTTCTGTATAAGGCAGGAATGAGAAAGTATCTCGTGACTTCCTTTATCGTTCAAACTGAATGACCTCTAATATATTGTTCTCTCTTTAAGCCGACAATCTTTCGTCAAAATTCTCATACAACTGTTTTGTGGCAGTTTCCATATCCACACCATCACTAAGTTGCAAAATCACGTCTATATCGTCATAGCAGTAACAACTTGCTTTTCCGATTGCAATATGCAGTTTATTTTCTGCAATTTTTTCATAAGTAAAATCTATCGTATCTGCAAATATGCCCGAATTGGTGTAGAACTCTAAATCTTCCTTGAATTTATCAACTGATATTGGCTCTTTTCCACGTTCATCGTAATTCACTACTGCACTTGTAACTGATACAAGATTGTCTGTGATAGCTTTTAATAATCTGTTTGCTGTTGATCTTCTCATAATGTATATTCTCCTTACTTCTGTATTTTTCTGTTATGCAAATAGTGTCTATCTATTGCCTATATATACATTCTCTGTTATCTATCTGTATTTTTAATTACTAAGCATTTTCAACTTATCTCGTCTTGATAACTTCTTAGGCTTCTGTTTTTCCTCTTTTTCAACCACTACATCATCCGAAAAATTCAAATCTTCTAACTCATTTGATTTAATTGCTTTTGCAGCATTGATTCTTTCATCATGTTTCTGCTTTGCAATCTCCTTAATACTGTTAAGATGGTCAAATGGGAATGATAAACCAGATATTGCAGTGATGGTCTTATCACTTCCATAGCCTTCAAATGTTCGCCTTGGAATACCAACAATCTTAATAATATCGTCCTTGTTAATCTTCTTAGCAGAATTGATGATACCGATATACTCACACTTTCCATCTTTCTGTATTGGTGCAAAGATATTGTTCGTTGTAAGCGTTTCAACAACCTTTTCTGCACTTGCTTTTTCATTACCTAATACGGATAACACCATACTTCCATGTGTGCTTAAAATTGTTCTCTTTTCCTGTTCGTCTACATTTCCTAACTCTGATACAGAATTGTTTGAAAGAAATGTATTAAGCATTGTGGTACAGATACTATTGATTGTCTGCTTGTTGCCACTATTATTGTCAAGGAACATAACAGAACCCATATTTTCAATTTCAAGTAATTCCTGGCAGCACTTATAACTGTTTACGTGAAAATCAAAGTCCTCGTCCTTATCTGGAAGTACCACGATTGCACAAATAGTCTTGTCCGTTTCCTCAACCAACATATCAATCAAGGCTGTAGATACCCCACTCCCCGTACCGCCTGCACTTGAAAAAATCACATAGACAATAGATTCTTCAAGGGCAGAGATTTCATCTACAATATCCATATTTTCAGCAAGTGCCTTTTCTGCCAATGTACGATTACCAGCACACCCATTAAATCCTTTTAAATGTCTGATATTCTTTGCACCTTTAATAGCTGATTCATCCTGTGTGCTTGAATTGATATGAATTGTTGTATAACCTAATTTTTCAAGACAGAAGGCTATATTTGTTCCTGCACCACCTACACCAACTATTGCTACATCATTCACTAAACCTCTATTACTCATTGTCTTTTCCTCCGTTCCACTTGATTGTTGTTAATCCTTTTTCTGTGATAAAATAGGTAAATTCTAAATGGTCTTTAATACCTTTCTCCATATATCCATCTTTTACCAATGTTCTTACACGCATTACCAGATTGTGCCTTGTAGTAAGTAAATCATCCTCACCATAAAATGTGTTGATTTCATTGATTGTCATACCACATAATTCATCAAAGCATTTTTCCTGTGCAAGAATCTTCATTATATTTACATCAAGCCTGTTAATAGATAAACTCACTACTTCGCACCTCCCTTCTTTTTGTTATCCATAAGCTGATTACAAACCTTTTTCAGTTCTTGATACTGAAGGTCTGTTGCAATATCCTTGTTACCGCTCTTGTCAATTACTGAAAATCTCCATTTATTTAATGGACTCTCTTTGATTTTGTAACCAATCTTACCCATTTCACATTTCAGCCTCTTAATATAATTCTCCTTGGCTTTCTGTATCTTAGGTTTCTTTATCAGCTTGTAATAATAGTTATGATACATATTACTCAATATCCTGTCTGGTCTAATTGGATGAGGTACAGGATGTCCTTTTTTATTCTTCTTAAATGCGTGTACCTTAAATTCCCATTCATAAACCAGCAAATCATAGTCTTTAGGATATTTTTCTTTGAAAGAGCTGATAAACTCTTTCTCATTTAGTTTCTTTGCATCTATCAGCTCATTAAATAAATCCGTTACCTTCTTGCTCAAATCCGCAATATAAATCTTTCCGTATGCCATTTACACCATCCTTAATTTTGTGCTTTACAATATGCTTTTCCTAATTCATCAATGTAATATGTGCTTGCCAATCCATCCACAAGACCACATTTCACATATCCTTGCTTAGTCATTTCCTGTAAATGTCTATATGCTGTACTATATGACTTCCTTTTTGCTACTGAAATATCTTCTAATATCTGTGAGATATTCATTGCTTTTAATGAATTATTCACATTTTTCTCATTCAGTAACATCAGGATTTCATAATCAAACTTTGTCATTACTTTCCACACCTCCTTGTCTCTCGTCATTTAATGCTAAAAAATATATTGATATTTCTGCCATCTATATACTTATTCGCCCTTTGAAAACTGTTTTTTGCAAAATTTCCACATCACATAATTTTTTCAATAGTTCATTCTTTTAACAGATTTCCATAGAATGAAAAAATTTTATGAAGTGTTTTGTAATCAACCTTTCATATATAATATTCTCCACTTGATTTTGAATTTTTTAGTTATTTTAATTTCTGCAAAAGAAAAAACCACTACATATAGACTTTATAATCTATATATAGTGATCTGTTTCAAAACTATGTAACACCTATATTCAGTTTTGGTGTACTTGACAAATTCATTGAAATGTGCTATGTGATTTTAACCAATGTAATGATATAAACTATCATCTATCTTCCGTGAAAATGATTCATCATCTTTCAAGTCAATTTCACCATTTTCAATTTGTTCTTCCAATTCATCCATCCAATAATTTAGTGGTGTTGCTTTTTCTTCCAATAATTCCTCTACAGCAGATTCTATATTATCTGCATAAATATCAAGTACAGTATTATATTTTTCTTCATCATTATTAAGTATGCCTTTTAATCTTTCAAAATCCTCCTCTTCAATAAAGCTATACTTAAAATATTCAGCCCTTTCTTCTTCCTTACTAATAGTATGTTTTCTATCTCTACCCTCCAAAAAGAAATTATTGATCAATTCTTTTATGAACGAGCTTCTTGATTTTCCAGTCCTGTCAAGATATTTCATCATTCTATCATAATCTGACATATCAGCAGGTGTGTACTTTATTGTAACTGATTGTGTCTTTTCATCATACTTCTTCTGGTAATCCTTCTGTGTCAATTTATTAACATTGCTTTTCTCTTCCATATATAAAAACCGCCTTTACTTCAAATTTTTACTTCTATTATATAGGAAGAAACACATAATCACAAATAAAATTCTTTCCATAAAAACAGAAAAGCCATGACCTATTACAGTCATGACTTTTCAACAACAAAACAATTTCAATCTATAGGTAATCCTATGATTAAAAAATGTATATCAAGGGTTCATCACGCCCTTAATACCTAATGAGTATAACATATCTTGCCGAATTTTTCTATCTGGTTTTTCTTGAAAATGTGTATCGTCTTGATACATCATCAAATGTCTTTAGAATGAATTTCATATCATCCTCTGATATATTATTCCCCATCTCTTTTCTAAGTTTCTGCTTAATTTCCGCTTTTATTGCTAATGATTCAACATTTGTATCTATCATAATGTAATCTCTTTCTTCCTTATTATAATGCTATGATGCTAACCAGCCTTTAACATTAGCTGCCTTTTGTAACTGTCCAATTCTGCTTAAAACAATGCAACCTAATTCATTGAAGAAATACTTCTTTGATCTTCCATAATCATGTAATGTATCTGTGTCGATTTCTGTATGTAAGTTTAAATCGTCAGCATTGACAATATATGTACTAATAATCACTTTATTTGTTCGTGTGTCCATATCCATGCTGATTGATACCTCAAAATCATATGGATATAATACCTGCCGTGTTTCCGCAAAATGTTCAGCTAACATATTATTGATTATATCCTCTAACCTAATCTGAATGTCAGAAGGTACAATAATATCTCTGTCAAATAAAAATCCAACTATCGTATCATTTATATCTGTATAGTTCTTATCACTCTGTAAATGTAAATCTTCAAATCTGTACTTTGGTTGTTCCATAATCTTAATACCTCTCATTCTTTCTGATTTTTTCAAGTTCTTGTTTCTTCTTATTTATATGCTTCTTTCTAATGCGTGGTTTATACTTTCCGCACTTCTGACAATATCCGTTGTGATCTGCTTCTCTTCCTTTTTTACATTGACCTTTACAGATATATGATTCACATGGTTCAATTCTATCTCTTGCCATTGTCAATCTCTTTACTTACAAATTTTATCTACCATATCTTGCAATCTTTCTTTTGCACTCTGGATATAATATAATTCTCCATCAATTTTAATAGCTTCATTATTTTTCTGTGCTGTTACAACTTTTTGCTGATAGAGATTGATTCCTACAACTATTCCATTACAAAAAGCATTTACTTCATGTGACTTATCCATGATTTCCACCTCCGATTGTCTTTTGTATATATTCATTCTCTCTATTATTATGAATTTCTTTTTCATATATCTTAACCAACTTATAAAATGTTGACCTTTTCAAATTCAGTATTTCCATACACTTTGTTGCTGTCATTTCTCCTAGTCTCCATTTTTCATAGTAATCTTTCCAATTATCGGGAAACTGTGCGTTTGGTCTGCCTGTTGGTCTACCTGTCTTTAAAGAAGTTTTCTTTCCATTGATTACTGGCATAACATCCATTCCCTGTTTTTGTCTACGTCTTGTGTTTTCAAGTTCCTTTTGTGCCACATAAGACAAAATCTGTAATACCAGGTCAGCAATAAATCTTTTATCAAGATTATCACCAGATTGCCTTGTATCGAGTAATGGCATATCCAACACAACAATATCTGCTCCAATAACATTGATAATATAATTCCATTGTTCCTTGATTTCCGTATAGTTTCTACCTAATCTATCAAGACTGACAATAACAAGCAAATCTCCCTCTCTTAAAGTTGGTGCCGTTGTTTCTGTTCCAACTAATGCGTTGTATTCCATTCGATTAAATGTCTTTCCGCTTATTTTGTCACACTTAATATTTCTCTCAGATATTCCAAACTCTTTTAACTGTTCAATTTGTCGTGCAAGATTCTGTTCTTTTGTAGAAACTCTTGCATATCCCCATATTTCATTTTTCATATTACTGTCCTTTCCGTTCGTAAAACACTTGTCACTTTTCGGATATATCTGTAAATAGAATTGACACCTTTACAAATACATTTCCTTACATAATAAGTATTCTCCGTAAAATGACACCTTTATAGACAGTTTCCATTTTCGCTTGTAGCATTGTTTTTCTTCCTATATAATATAGTTGGAAGGAGTTGATTTACATTTACATTGAGATTCAGAAGCCGAACCGCTTCAAAGATTTTTTACATAAGATTTATGACCGCTTAGAAGATTTGATATTCGCTATCATTCAAAAGATACCAGAAAAGCATATACCATCTTTCCTTATGAATTGGATGGAACACTACACAAACAAAAGATTATCAGAATTACAAAGTCAGATCATCTGCAAACGCTGGCAGACAATAGAATTAGAAAAGGCTGTTGATAATATCCACCAGAGGCAGCAGCCATAAAAATAAGAGGTCTTTCTTCTATATATAATATAGTAGATTTACCTCTTTTTATTTGAACATCCGTTTCCTTTATGTTATACTGTTATTGTGTAATTGAAATGAAAGTAGGATGTGATTTCCGAGTTATGCCCTCTAGTATTACGAAAGAGGGATGATGCCAATGAACACAATGGAAGTTCTTACACTTTTATTAGTTGTTTTTGCGGCTCTATCTTACATAGATAACCATAACAACAAAAAGAAATAGCATCCCACCGTCCAAAGTGAATGCTATTTCATAGTTGCAACTGAGGGCAATCGGATAACACATCCGATTCGCTTTCTAAGTAGATTATACACTAGGGCATTTGAGAAATCAAGTGCCCTTTTTAATTGTTCTGTGATTCTGCTTGCTTCTTTGCGTTCCTTGCCTTTGTTGCTTCCGACTTCTTCTGTGCAGCCTTTTTCTCTTCCTCTGTCATATTTCGCTTTGATTTTCCTTTTTCATCTTCTGGATAATCAATTACATATTCTGTTCCGTCTACCTTATCTTTCAAAATCAGATTCATTTCCAGAGCATCCGCAATTTCCACCAATTCAAGGGAAGAAAATTTGTCTCTGCCCATTTTATTGCTTAAATTCTGCCTAGTAACATTTATTTCCTCTGCAAGCTCTATCTGAGATTTTCCCTTTGCTTCTAATATATCCTTAATTACTGTAGTTGCTGACATATCAATCAAACCTTTCATTTTATGTTCACCTCCAATTATACTTGATTTTCCATATTTTTTCAAGGTCAGCAAAATTCACCCGATACAGGATAAGATCAATTTATGTATGGCTTTCCATTTCCATGGCTGTTTTATTTTCTTCTCCATCTGATACATAAAAATATCATTGATTCTATTCTCAAATAACTCAGATGCAATATTAGATTTGAAACGATTACAAGGATAGCAGGTGGCAACTAAATTTGAAACATCATCTATGCCGCCCATTGATAAAGCTACATGATGATCTAAAGACATTTCAGACAATAATATTTTCCTACCACATAATTGACAACGACCATTGTATTTTTCATATATTAGTTTCCGTGTTGATTTAGAATATTTCTTTCGCTTGATTTTACCGTCACTTCTTCGTTCAACCTCTACTATTCCATTCCTTTGCTCTTGTAGTTCAATTCTTTCTTCCTGAGTCAGCCTTTTCCATAATGTGCGATTTAAAAATGTATCATATACATAAAACTCCTCTGTTTTTATAGGTGCAATATTCATATATTTTATGGCTTCCCTTACAGTATTGTATTGTAAAGCCTGTTTAATATCTGTTGTCTTCCTGTGTTTGCCTTTATTATTTAAGTATATATAGTATATTCCATTTGTCAGTACAATAGCCATTATAATTCCCTTCTTTCTACTAAGGATGCGAATTTTTTTCGTATCCTAACTATATGATTTTTTATCTCTCGTCAGAAAAACATATTGTAGTAGCTGTATCTCCTGGAATTTGTGAAATATTATTTGTGATAATATAAATTTTGCCTTTTGAAGTCTGATAAGCACCTAAGAGATATAAATTGTCAGAATGTTTCAGTGCCTCATTGTTTACTTGTTTATCTGATTCATCCAAACAACCCCAATCTTTAACTGCATATCTTTGTAATGCGACTGTCACTTCAACAGCAAATCTATATTCTGCTGCCATATAGTAATTAACTGACTTTGTGGCTACCAATTTTCCTATATTAAAGAATTTTGATTTAATCATTTCTTTTTACCTCTCTTTTCTACATCAGACCAATAATACAAGCTATCTTGTAAACTGGATTCTTTGTTATCTTTTTCATATGCTCTGCCTTTTGTCTATGTTTGCATTCCATTCTATCCATAAAAAACATTTGATTATCAAGTTCCGTATATTCCATCATTTGCGTTGGTGTAAGTGCATCATATGGAGTTTTAAGGTTTCTATCTATAATCTGGTTTCCGTCTGCTGTATTGATTATTCTAAAATTAAACATATATGTATATCCTGCCTTCCGTTTATCCTGCATATCTGCAATACTGATTATTTCTGTTACTGTTACATTCTCCCTTGATCCGCTTGAAATACTCTTCTAAATTGAACGAATATGACCTACTCTGTAAGCAAGTACATTTTCCTCTTTTTAATACTGTTGTCTCTGCTATAACAACATTATTTGTCAAGGTTAAATTCCCTCTAATAATACTTTCCAATGATTTCCGTAAATCTCTGTATGAGCTGTCAAGATAATATTTCTTTCCGTTGTTTCCCTCATTGACAAAATATATAATTCTGTATGTGAAGCAATTCTCAATCATATTATTAGTAAGGCAACCTCTGTCTATATCCATCAAAATATCTGATATTGTATTCATATGCTTTACCTCAATTTCTCTTATATCGGGGAGGCTAAACCCCCCCTTTACCTTTATGCTGCATTCTTAACCTCTGTAAAATACTGCTTAACAAGTGTTGTAAGATAGTCAAGTTTTCCATGTACTGTTCCGCTATCCCTTGTTGAACGGTCAATATCTAATTCAGTCCATGTCTTTCCGTTGATTTCTGTATCTTTTCCCTCTGTGATTAACCAGTGAAGGAACTTGCCAAACTCTTTATCTTCCCTTCCCAACTCTGTAAATGCCTTGAATGTTGCTACAAAGATATAACCATTCTTTCTGTTGAACAGTTCCCTTATTTCGCTTGTAATCTCCGTTGATTCTGTCAATCTTGTAAGTAAATCATTGAGATTTTCAAAATTAAGAATAGTTGCGTTTTCGTTCAACCACTTAAAACCTACCTTTGTATCTTTTCTGTACTGGCTCGGATATTCACATAAGATAACCATATCTCCGATAGCTCTTTCAAAAGTTCCGTTTATTCTGTCTTTGTTGTTGCAAGAGTACATATCCTTGAAAAATCTGTTTTCCGTAATTTCTCTTATCTCCCTTGCAAACGCATCTATATATGTAAAAGCTCTCTGTGCCTGGTTCATAGGCTTGCAATTATTCAGTTTGCGTACCAATTTTGAAATTTGCGTTGTGTCGCAATTCTGATGAATTACAACCTCTAACTGATAGCCATTGAATACCTCTTTCAATTCTTCTGGTAACTGCTCGTATGTCTTGTTACGAATGTCAAAATCTACATTTTCCCATACAATTTCGCCCTGCTCGTCTCGCTTTATATTTCCATCTTCATTGGTTGCCTTTGTCTGATAAGTAACCATATATTCATCAAGATTCTTTGTGATTTTTGCGTTTCCATATCTGAATAATGATAATGTGCTACTTCTCTGCAATCCGTCAATTATCCATTGTCTTGTGATTCCGTTTGCTGTTGTTTCCTCACCTAAAATAATAGGTGGAATATAATCATCTGTCAGAACCGATGCTATCAGTTCATTTACCATGTTTGGATTCCATTGTCCTGATAATCTCTGACATTCCTGATCCGTTCTGATTTTCTCTGCCTTCATATCCTTTAAATACTGCTCTAATGTGTATGTCTGCTTTCTAATATTCTTCATAGTGATTACCTCCTAAAATAAAATCTTTACATTTTCAAAACTTCTCATAATCTTCATATTTTCAGCATATTCAGTTGATGAAATTTCTAAAATCTGCCGTATGTCTTTAGGTGTGTACCCATCAATCAAAAGATTTAATATATTTACCTGCTGATTAGAAAGTTTTGAAATGTACTGCTGTACCTTGTCTTGAAATTGTTCGTTGTTGTTTTTGGTCACTTCCTCGAATGTGTCAAAATCGGATGCTATAAAATCCAGTAGGCTACATTCTTCTTCGCTGTCATTAGTTGCATCTAATGAAGTTGTAAATTGATTGATAACTCTTTTTTCTCTGTGTCTGTCTCTTATCTCTGTCTTAAATCTTTTCTTTAAGCAATCACAAAGAAAAGTATTAAAACTTGCCCCTTTATCAGTGCTATAAGAGTTGTAACACTGCCACAATGTCATATTTGCAATGCTATAAAAATCGTCATAGTCTGCTTCTGTCAATGGCTCGTTAAGCCTCAAAAAGATTGACTTTGATAACTTTTTTAATAGTCGCATATCATCTTTACAATATGGCTCTAATACTGTTAAATCTGCACTTGTCATTGTCTCACCTTCTTTCTTGTTATAGTGTGGCATTACTGCCGATAGGCAAGTTGTAATTGAATACCACGGCTTGACCGCTTGCCTGATTAAACTATAAAAGTTCACTTACATTTGTTAATTCTTCAATATCTGCTAACCTTGAATTTTTTATTAGTTCAATCTCTTCTTTTATTTCTTCATTTGTAAGCCCTAACATTTTAAGTGATTTAGTGGCTTTATTTATAACCTTTATCTGAATGGCTTCAGGTAGTTGGCAAATATAAGTTAATTTATTGAGTTTTAATTGTGTCATGGCACTACCTCCTATAAATTTGTATAATCTTCATCGTTTGAACAGCTCAAACATTCATTTAATCTCCACTTAATATCTTCTTGAATGGATTCTAAAGTTACATATTGCCCTGAACAAAAGTTATCCTCGACCAATTCACTAAAAAGTTTTTCATATTTCGCAATAGCTTCATTGCGTTCTGTTGCATATTCCTGATTAACTTCTTTATAACCGATTATTTTATAATCATCACAAAAACATATATTTGCCATTGCATTGAATATTTGAATTTCTATATTTTCGTTTTCATTTGCAGTAAGAAAATAATTTTCTTCACTGTAGCTTGTTTGGATTGTAAATATTATGTTTTTCATAGTTTTGTCCCCTTCGCTGTATCATTAAGGCTTCGGGGGATTGCTCCCCCTATTTATACCCTAATCATTAAATGTTAATTATCTAATGCGTAAAACCTTATAAGATGTAACCTTTTCATATTTGGTTAAATCTCCTAATTTAGATTCAAGCATCTTTTTGTCAAGTGATTTTCTTGTCTGCTCCTTATAGCTGATTTTTGCTGAATCTGTAAATTCTTCTGTTAAATTGTTTTCATTCATATATGAGATTATTTCCTGCTCCAAGGCTTTCTGAATATTGCTTGCTTCCTCTGCCATTGCTTTGTATCTTCTTATTTCCTCAATTTTGTTTTGTAACTCTTTCTTTGTCATGTTGCTACCTCCTTATATATGTTTGATTGATTTTATGTAGGTCTGTTTTGTTTGACCTTGTAACTGTATTGTACACTTGTTAGTGTGCAGAGTCTATTGACAGAATGCACAGAATGTACACTTGTTAGTGTCATTTTTATTGTGCAAGTTCACTACTTAGTGTACATATTGTACAAAATCATTGTATACTCTTTAGTGAATTTGTATATTGATATTGTACACTTGTTAGTGTATTATAATAGTATCAAATCAATCAACAATATATTTTTAAGGAGGTTTTCTTATGAGAATTACAAGAAAACAATTAGAAACAAAAGTAAACAGTTACAACAGTATTTCAGATATTAAGTTAAAACTTAATGATGATGTAATCGGTGCTATCAATCTTTATACAGAAGATAACAACAGAATAGCCACCGCAACAACAAAAGAAATATTCTATATATTAGACGCTTTAATCAATGTTAAAGCACTAGAAAGAAACAATTAAATAATATAGGCGGTTGAAATATACCGCCTATGACATCAGAAAGAAGGTTTTAATATGAAATATTTTAATAATGTAAACACACTGGAAGAATTAAGAAAACAGTACAAAGAACTATTAAAAAAGTATCACCCAGACAACCCAAACGGAAGCACAAAGGCAACGCAAGAAGTCAATGCAGAATATGACAATCTTTTCAAAGTGTTAAAGGATAGACACGAACACAAGACAGAGCAGACAAGCGACACCGACAAAAAGAGTTATGATAATATGAAGTATGATTTTTCAGAAGATGAAAAGTTAAGGGAAGTTTTACAAAGTATTATCACATTACAGAATATCAATATCGAAATAGTCGGTTGTTGGATATGGGTTGACGGCAACACATACGAACACAAAGACACTTTGAAGGCTTTAGGGTTCAAATGGGCAAGAGAAAAAAAGAAGTGGTATTTTCATACAGAATCATTCAGAAAGAGAAGCCACAAAAAATTATCTATGGACGATATACGGAACTATTACGGAAGTACAGAAGTGCAAACGGAAACAATCAGAAGAATAAAAGAAGCCTAAAAAATAAGGGTGTAGACAATAACAATCCTACACCCTACCACAAAGAAAGAAGGTTATACAATATGAGAAAAGAATATATTTTACATACATCTAAAGGAATGGAAAAAATGTATGCTACTACTGATTTAGAAATAATAAAAGCTATTACAGATAGAATGATACAATTAAAAGCATATAAAGACAGCATAAACGCAACGACAACAACACAATTTAAAGCAACTTGTAATAATAGAATTGTATGTGATTTTATATTTTAACAAACAGAATGCAGAAAGACATAATAAAAGGGTGTAGCCGATGAAGTTACACCCTTATTTTTTATACTGTTTTATTGATATATTTTATTGTGTTCAATTCCTACCGATTTAGTATGTTATAGTGTATTGGGGGGTGGCTTAAACTAAAAAAGGGATCTGTTTTTCTCTGCTACCCTGTAGTTGGTTGTTCCACAGACCGACTGCTGATTTTTACCTCTCCGATATTTTTTACCCTCATATCCTTAGTAAAAATCAATCAAAATCGCACCAAATCCGCTTCATAATACATTATAGGTAAACTTAATCAGCTACGCAATTACAAAGCCAATTTGATCTCAAAATCGCTTATTTTCGCAAAGGATAATATCATATAGCACAGGGAGGGGGTACACTTAAACCACAGGGTTTTAAGTACCTCGCATATACCGGGGTACTGTAAAACTATAACAGAAATAAACACCTGTAGTCATAAATAGTTCTAATAATAATCAGACCTATTTATCCTTATTCCGATTACAGAAAAACCTGTCATTTCTCCATAATATGTACCTTCTGTATAATCTCCTATTCCATACGACCAATCCCATTCCCATCCATATCCTGTCTGGTTAAAGTCTGATTGTCCACCTAGAGGGCATGGTTCAGATAAAGGAATTATTAAGTTCGGTGTAAGATTTTTATAATTGCTTGCAGCATCTATAATATGATTTTTAAGATACTGCATTCTCGGTATGCTTACACCAGATATTGATTTGTCGGCAACACTCTTTATTTCTGACATAGTAGGTACATTTTCCTGCATTCCCACTATTGTTTTATTACTTCTTATGATTATATATGAGAATTTTTTGTATTCTGGTAACCTCATTCCAGCATTAAGCACCATAAATTCTTTATCACTTTTACAATATTCTGTGACTATTGGTGTCGTACTCGTATTCTTTTTTAATGAGGCAAAGTACGAATTTTTATTATTAACTGTCAAAGATTTTTTGCATAGTTCATCATTCATAAGTTTATCTAATTGTTTTTTCTTATCAGCAAGTTGCTGATCCATATCAGATAATTCTTTATCTTTACTTTCCAATTTATCTGATATATCAGATATTTCGTCCTCATGCGTTTCTAATAAACTGTTTAAATCTGAAAGAGTCTCCTGCAATGATTCAATAGTATTTTCTATATGCTCAACAGACGATTTTTCATCGGTTATAACATAAGATAATTTACGTTCATTATCCTTTAAGTATTCCACTTCATCAGCTATGTTGTCTCTTTGAGATTTTAAACTAGCATATTGTTCTTGAAGTTGTTTTATATCCATAGGCACACTCCAATCTACATATTAAAATACGCATTTTTTAAATTTACTGGCTCTGTTCTGCGATACTCTTCATACTCATTGTTAAGTCTATCAAGTTCCGCTTTTAATTCCTTCTTCTTTGAAAATGCAAATAATCCTTGCTGTTTCAGTTCATCATTTTTAGCAGCTATAGCATCCGTATGTTTTTTCAGACCTGCATTATACTTATCATATGCTTCTTCATAAGCAATCTTTTTCTTTCCAAGCTCTTTTATATAATCCAGTATCAATGCAATCATCTTATCTACATACTCTGTTTGTACTTCTGCCAATGTGTTTTTTGTGCTGTCCTTATATTTTATATCGTCAATACTAATCAATCCCATAGCTGACAGATTTTCATATTGTTTATCATCAACAGTATTTTTAATCCATGTACTAATTTTATCTCTTATGCTCTCTTCTGAAGTTGAGGCAATTTTATCTCTATCCTTATTGATATGATCCTTAATCCAAGTGCTTAATCTTCTTGAATCAACGCACACTAAAAATATTTCGTGATAATCATTCTTGATTTTACTGATAGTATCTTGATAAAACATTGATAATACAGACGATTCATCTTTGTTTTTATAACTTGCTAGAACTTTAACATATTTTTTTACATTCTCCATATCGTTCAAATTACTCTTGATTTTTTCTTCAAGCAAATTATCCATTTCTGATTTTTTAAAAATCTTTTTTGCATCTATAAAGGTATCAAAATCAAAATACCCTAATTGCAACAATTTTTCGTATATATCTAAATTAAAAGGGCATTCTGCAAATGCTTGCTGTAATAAATTTTGCTTATCTTCTGCATGTTTTATGTTTTCTAACATGGTTGATGATTTATTTTCACTATACTTCTCTAATGCATCAGGGTTAAATTGATTATGTGTTGATAATTCAAGTAAATAGTTGCTTAATAATTCATCGTGGAACTTAGTAAAAATATCTGGTAATTTAGGCAAAAACTGATTGAATAGCACATCTGTGTGTATTCTCTCAAACCTATCCACGGCAGATGCACTAATCTTTCTCAATGCCTGTTCATACTCTTGATCTGCTTTCTTTGCTTGTGATTTTAATACACTATTTTCAATAGCAGAATGCACCATTAAAGAAGCTAAATTATTTGTAAATATTGTTACTCCTGAACCAGTAATATTGCTTGCAGCAGACCTATAAGCATAATCTCTCATTGCTTGATTTTCACTTTGCACTTCCATAACAGCACTCAAAGCATTAAGTGCAATCTCTGTAGCCATACTATCAACTTGTTTAATTGAAGTGATTCGTTCATATAATTCCTTTTGGTCTACATCGTAGATACCTCTTTTTAACAGATTATCATGAACATCTTTTACTATAAACTTCATTACTTGCTGTATATGTGTAACATCATCTGCCATTCCATCAACTGCTCTTTTACCTCCAATTCTTGTATATTTACTCATCAATGAAGATGCTTCATTTAAAAGTTTTACCAAACCTTTTGAGACAAAATCACGGCAATTAAGGAAAATAATCACATCTTCTGGAATATCATATGTTGTATCGAGGAATTTAACATTAAAAGTTGCACCATTGTAATCCGTATTCATTTCAAAACCCTCCATCGTATGGTCAATATATTTTATACACATTATACCATACATCATGCAAAAAAAGTAAAAAAATAAGGCATATCAGATAATCTAATATCCAATATGCCCTCTGCATCAATCTGTAATCTCAATCTGCCAATTCATCATAGCTTGATATATCTTGTCTGGTATCTTGTCCTTATGCTGTTCTGCTATATCCTTAATAAAATCTTCCTTATATTCCTTGTATCTTAAAAAGGCTGCTTCTACTGTCTCATACGCTCCCAGCTTTATATTCTTTCCTGCAAATGACATATTTGCAACATATTTCTTCTTATCCTTATCAAAATATACACCAAGCGGATAATCGCCTCGGTCCTTTTTGCCATTAGTGAATAATGAATTTATCATCTTAGTAACAAAGCAAACTGTCTCAGTACTATAAACTGTATTTCCTTTAATCAAAATATCCTTGTCTAATTCAAATGCTTCATCAAACATTCGTATCTCGATAATGTGCTGTTCATACCATAGCTTGAAATTACTATAATTCTTCCATTCCTCACATACAGTACACTCCTTATATTCTGGCTGTAATTCATGTACTGCATTACTGTAGCAACGATTCATTATCCAATGCCATCTCTTATAGGATTCCTCATTACTGTTAGTATATAATATTCCATGATACCCTACACCATACATAACACGCTTTGCAGTCTGTTTACTCCAATTATCAGGCTTATATCGAATATCATTCATAACATTTAATATAAACTGCTCCGAATCATCACCTGTTTTCTGAAAGTGATTATTCACAATGCGGAATTGCTCTTGATTTAGAGGATATAAATTTCTGTAATAGCAATCTTCCTTATCATGTCCACTATGCCAAATATATACATTATTCGCCTTATCTTCATTGATAATAAATGTTTCAACAACCATTTTAGCTGCATATACATAATCATGTTTATATGTCCACTTACCATCAATAAATACATTCTTTTTAAGGCTATATCTCAATTCACCATTGATATATGATCCTTGTAACAGATTATATTTTCCCCAAGCCATAGTAATACATTGACCATAGTTTGACAGCCATGTATCTTTATAATCCATCAATTTTACGAATATTTCATCTGTTCCCATAAGCGTAATATCAATATCTAATGCAGATACATCAAGTATTCTCTTAGGATTTATCTCTTTGTACTGGCGATCAACTAATATTTCCAAGTTATCAGAGAATGTAAATTCCTTCTCATTCTTTTTCTTCTTGTATTCCTTGTCATACTTAGCTTCACATTCTTTACAACTTCCTCTATAATATGGATTGCCAAATTGTCCTGTTGCTAATCTAAAGTTCTGTATCGGTAATATTCTACCGCATTTCTTACATATTTTTGTTTCATCCATTGTCCTTTTACTCCTTATTCTTTACATAAAAATAAGACAGTAGAATCAAATCATACTGTCTTTTCAGTCAATCAATATCAGTCAAGGGGTAATAGGGGGGGGTAATATAACTAAGATATATATGGTATATACCCCCCACCTTTTACCTACCCTTATATTTCATCTTCAATTATTATGTAGGGATAACCATCTGATTTAATGTCAAATTGCTCTTTTAATGCCTTATTAGCTTTGACTTTCTTTAATCCATAGCAATCCATAATCTCATTTAAACACCGCTTAATCTGTGTGTCTGTAACTTCATATCGGTATTCATTCCCAAGAATATATACAACCTCTTTTTCAGTGCAATATCCTTTTCTTTGAATACAATGTAAAATCACTTCTGAAATCTTCAATGTACGCTCATCACTAGCCTTTGTAGTAGTTCTATTGACAATCTCACCATATTCATTTTTCTTTTTCTTATATTGTGGATATAATGAAGCGGCTACCTCAAAACCTTCAGAACGATAGAACATATCAAACGACACACCGCCAATTCTATAGCCTTTATCTTTCCAACGGATTCCATTATCTTCTATTGTTTTCAACTGCTGTACTACCCATGATGGAATAGCATAAAAATTAACGTGTTTTCCTGCCCTTGTATCAGTTCCAGCACATTTAATGGCTTTATACAATAATTCCTTTGGTATCTGGTCATCATCAAGAATACGAATTAAATCATGATATACAAGCATTTTGATATACTTGCCGATTTTATCAATCTTATTCTGACTGTAACCTTTACCAAGACATTCTGCTAATTTTTTCGTTGTAACAAAGAAGATTATTTCTCCATCGTCATTAGAAAACTTCTCGCTATAAATATTGTTTCGTGCAATAGATAACATCATAAGGAATGTATCTTTTGCATACTTGATATTTTTATCAGCCTGTGGACATAATTCTTGAAATTTATTCAGAGTGATGTTATTTATCATCATATCTATATTTTCTCGCTGTTCAATGCTCCATTGGGATTCCTTTATAGACAGATTATAAATATCCATTATGAATTGAATTGCTTTAAATTCAGATTTGAAATCTCCTAACATTTCAATCAACTGTTTTATGTTAAGAGTAAGATTTTCAGAACAACATCTATACTTTTGAACTCCATTTTTCGTAGTAAAGATGTTTGCAGAAGGGTTATGATCTTCATGCAGAATACAGCAAAAAGACCTCGGATTATCAATATCTATCAGCTCTGCAATATCCAGTTCTGAATAGATATAATCCCAAAATTCGTTTTTTGTATCAAATTCAATCAGTTCATGTGCTAATGCTGTACGCAGATATTCAACATCATGCTCCTTAATTGCTTTGACATTTAAGTTTTCATATACAGGTTTTACCTCCGTATCAGCTTTTTCCTTTTTTGCAGCAGGCTTCTTCTTTGATTTTGGTTGTGCATTTGATATGTATTGCTCATATTCATCTTTCCAGTATTTATCAATAACTGCTTCTGCATTGATTTTACTGTCATAAGATGGATATAATACCTCATTCCCCTTGCCACCGAAAAACAATCTATCTCTATTGAAACATACCTCATCAATCCCACCTACTGCACCCATAAGTGTAGCTTGTAATTTATCTCTGATGCTGCCATCTGTAATAACTGTATCATTGCAGAATATCATGCGGAATTTATGATGTTCTTCCTTGTGTGAAAATGTGGTGTACATAAAACATGGTACAATTCCAAGAGAAATAACCTTGTTATATGCTTCTTCTATGCACATTCCATTATCAAAATCCAAGCCAAATAACTGTTGCTGTGTCCAGTTATCAGCTTTCATACCGCCCTGTAATACTCCCGGCTTAAATGATGCTCCATGACACAAAGCATCTGCCAATTCTTCTATTGTAATATCTGTCTCTGTTAGACTTTTCTGTACCCAACCACATTGTTTTCCTTGTGGTTTCTCCTTGAATCGGTTATTGAAGTACATACATTTAATCTTATTTTCACTATACATGATCCTCCTTTGCTATAAATCAGAAGGTCAAGAGGTGCAACATAAATGACGCACCTTAATAAACTGCTATATGTCGCACACATGTGTGCGAAAGATTATCAACCAGCCATCTCAGGCTCGTTAAAACAACTCAAAGGAATTATCCCTTCAGTCATGTAAACTGCTAAGTGCAACAGACATATTATTCAATTTCTCATTGGGAAATTTGCAGAATTGCACGTTAGATATTCTTGATCTCTGATACAGGCTTTCTTTTACTTCCTGTCTGTTGGGAAATATCCATACATTTGTTTTGAATCGGTATATGTCTGCCGATTATTTTTCCTGCTCTGGTTTAATTTTTTCATTCATATATTTAATCATCTTGTCACAATCACCACTTGTAATTGCACCTTTCCACTCCCCGTAATTATGTAACATAAATTCAGCAAGTCTGGTATTTTTTGTATTCATACTGATATAAATATTTAACGGCTTTGCGACACGAATAACTCTCTTATATTCTCTCCCTCGTTCTTTCTCTAATTCTTGTCGTAAAAAGGCTTTATCATGACCTTTTCCACTCAATATCTTTTTAATATATGCATATATATTTTGAAATGCTCGATTGTATTTCCTAAGAGTCTCCATATCATTTCGTTTTATTTTAACAGACTTTCGATATACCAACTTATCATCTACAAGGCAAAAGACCGGTTTATTATTTATTCTGAAATCCTTTTTGAACCAATTTGACCACATATCAAAAACTTCATATCTTGAAAATTGCTTATGTGTATTTCCACAAAAATAATATGCAATAACTAATTCCTTTTCTTTTAAATTATCAATATGTATCATTATTCATCCTCACTTTCTATTTCTTCTATTGCAACTCTGATATGATTATTTACTATCTGAGATAACCTATCTATATTTAATTCTCCATATAGATTCAATAAATCACAAATATTTTCTTCTGTCAGAATTGCAATTCTATCTTTTAAATCAATCTTCTGTATCATTCTGGTTATCCCTCACAATCTCTGTAAGTCTTGAACCTGGTAATATCTTCACTATCTTATGTTCTTTTTCCATAATGGTTTTCCCATAAGGTGCTATATATCTTTTTCGTGGCTTCTTTGTTATTATTTTAAGTGTGAATATTTCTTTCAGAAACATTGACTCATCCTCTTCAATTACATCAACCATAACTTCCTTAAAAGCAAGCAACATTTCTTTTATGTCCTTCTTATAAAGACCTGTCTTATCAGCAATTCTGTTTACAATATCTCTCTGATTTACCATATATTCTATTCTCCTTCCTTTGATAGATTTTTACACGCGTTATTCAGTTTTGTACCTGTTTTGATTTTCGCCTTGTATCGTGCTGGAATATTGACTATTGATTGATCCGCTACATTCTTAATCTGCTTTGATTTATATAGCTGTGGATAGATAGTCATATAACCTTTTAATTTGATGCTATCACCTTCAGATAAAATATCTGCTACAGTATCTAAAAATGCTGTCAGAATAATATCTGTTGTCTCTGGCGATATAACCAATCCATTCTCATTTTCAACTCTTTCAATAATCCGTCTTACAATACCAGGCTTAATAATTTCTTCTTTCAATATGTTTCTTCCTCCAATTCTTCAAATGAAATCATTATTTCCTATACCACGTTATATAATGGCTTAAATGTGCTTATATGGCTCATATTCGGCTTCAAATGACTTTTATATATATTTCCTTACCTTAAATTTTAAGGCACTAAAATAAGCCCACATACTCATAATAAATACAAGTATATGGACTTATTTAGATGTCCTAATATTCTATTCGATTTTAATTTTGGTATGCATTTAAGGCATTGTAATTAGTAAATAATTAGTATAATCAGAAGATTTTTTTCACTATGCACCTTATAATGCTATATTTACAATAGGTTTGAGAAGATAATCGCAATCATAATCAATAATTGCTATCATTCTGTATATCACCTCTGCTGTCATTATTTTGTATGTTAAAAGTGTACCACATACGGGTGGTGTTGTCGATATGATAATTTCTGTACGATAAAGAAATACTTTTGACTATGTTCTCTGCTTTTTCAAACAAAAAAACTCACCGACTTTTTTATACCAGTGAGTTTTTATTTATTTACTTAGCTGCAATAGCATTAACTTTGCTTGTATATTCACTGCTGCCTAAGCTAAGAATATCATATGACTGTGACTTTGACAGACCAAATTCATCTGACAAAATATCAAGTATCTTATCATAAACACTCGCAAGGTCGTTTTCTATCTCAAGGTCATATGCAGTCTTTTTATTTGCATCATATTTCTTAAGTCCCATAAGAAGAGCGTCCAATGCTTCAGGATATTTTTTGACATTTTCATAGTTCTGATAGGAATCAAGAGCATGTTGAACTTTCATAACAGTCACAATCTTTTTATACTGCTCAGGATTTTTTTCCTTCATGTTTGTCCCTACAGCAGATTCATATGCCTGCGAATATCTGTGCATTTCAAAGTAATTTGTAGCTTTCTTCTTATCCAAACCGCTTCCAAAACTGTTTGTACCGATAATTATTCCGGCGAGTATTATAACTCCAAATACAGCTACTATTGAAACTCCAACCTTGTTAAGTTTTCCTACTACTTCATTTGCAGCAGCTTCTCTTTCGGCTTCTTTCTGTGCCTGTTTTTCCGCTTTCTTTGCTGCTTTTTCCTCCGCTTTTTTCGCTTTTGCTGCAGCTTTCGCCTCTGCCTTTTCAGCCTTCAGCTTTTCTTTTTCTTCCTTTTGCTTTGCTTTCTCAGCAGCCTTTTCTTCTTTTACTTTTTCGGCTTCTTCTTTTTTAGCAGCCTCTTCTTCTTCCTGTTTTTTCTCTGCTTCCGCTATCTCATCCGTGACTACATTTCCAAAAACTTTTTTGAAAATGCTCTGTTTTTCACCATCATCTTCCTTTTCTTCATTCTGAGGGAGTATATTGGATATGTCCTCCTCTTCTTGCATAGGTATATCAGGAATCTCTGATATATCAGGAATTTCTTCATTTGAAACGCTGTCAAGGCTTATAACATCATCAGATGTTGAGTCATCACTAAGCATCCCCAACAAATCAGACAGATCATCCGCTTTCTGTCCATCACCTGCATCTGATCCACTATTCTCCTTCGACTGTTCTTCCGACTCATCACCTATAGAACCATTTTTATCAAAATTGTCCAAAAGACCTCCGAGCATATCATCTATAGAACCTGATTCGTCATCAGCTGTTCCATCTTCTGTAAGTGACATTATGTCATTATCAGACTGTTCCTCGTCTGCTCCGTCCTCTGAGAGCGACATTATATCTGCATCTGACTGTTCCTCATCTGCTCCGTCCTCTGAAAGCGACATTATATCTGCATCTGACTGTTCTTCATCTGCCCCATCTTCTGAGAGCGACATTATATCTGCGTCTGACTGTTCTTCATCTGCTCCGTCCTCTGAGAGTGACATTATATCTGCGTCTGACTGTTCTTCATCTGCTCCGTCCTCTGAGAGTGACATTATATCTGCACCCGACTGTTCAGCTTCTGCATCTGATTGAGTTTCTATCTCAGCATCTTTTTCTGTTGCAATATCTTCTGATACCTGCGGTTCTTCGACAGTACTATCATCCGCCGCATTATTATCGTCATCTTTTATCTCCGGATATGTAGTTTTTATATCTGACCCGTCAGATAATTCCGATGCTATTCCATCGTCTTCTGAAAAATCTATGTCAGGAAGTGGTATATCAATATCGTCTTCTGACTCATCCTGATGTCCTGACTCATCAAAATCAATAGTTGAAGCTACATCCGAAACTCCTGACAGATCGTCCATATTATCCAACTCATCTATCTGTGGTAATCCCTCAAGTGCTGAAAGATCATCATATTCTGCAAAATCTTCATCTCCTGAATTGTCGCCAATATCCAGATTATCTTCCTGTAAACCTTCCTTTTCAATATTATCTTCTTCTCTCAA